CAGTCCGGCACGGCCAAGACGGCCGGCGTCGCCCTGGAGGCGGCCACCGCCGCCGGCGAGCTGATCGAAGTGCTGCTCACGCCCTGACCGTTCGCACCCTGCATCTGGAGTCTCACCCATGCCCGCACCGCTCAACCCTTCGTCCGCCCGGGTCGTCGATCCGATCCTGACCACGCTGGCCCAGGGCTACGGCCAGGCCGAGTTTGTCGGTCACCGCCTGTTCCCGCGCGTGCCGGTCACGGCGCGCGGTGGCCAGATCCTCGAGTTCGGCAAGGAATCCTTCCAGCGCTATGCGTCGCGTCGCGCCCCGGGCGCGCGCACCGCGCGCATCGAGTGGGGCTACGCTGGCAAGCCGTTCGCGCTTTACCAGGATGCCCTGGAAGCCCCGGTGCCGCGCGAGATCGCTCAGGATGCCTCGGTCGTGCCGGGCATCGATCTCGGCCGCGGTGCGGTCGCGACGGTGATGCGCTCGCTCCTGCTCACCCAGGAGTGCGATCAGGCGCGCCTGGCGACCACGGCCTCGAACTACGAGGGTGACAGCGTGCTGGCCCTGTCCGGCGGCGCGAAGTGGTCGGCCAGCACCGGCAACCCGATCGCCGACATCGACAGCGGCCGCGAGGTCATCCGGCGCAAGTGCGGCCTGTACCCGAACCTGGTGACGATGTCGGCCACGGCCTTCAACGCAGCCCGCAACAACCCGAACGTGCTGGCCCGGGTCATGCAAGGCGGCAAGCCCGTGGAGCCGGCGCAGGTCACCCGCGAGGCCCTGGCGATCCTGTTCAACGTCGACGAAGTGGTTGTGGGCAGTGCCATCGAATTCGTCGGTGGCTCCAGCCGCGACATCTGGGGCGACGATGTGGTCCTGGCCTACGTGCCCAAGGGCTTTGCCGGCAACGCCATGGACCTGGCCCAGCCGAGCTACGGCTACACCTACACGCTGAACGGTCATCCGCTGGTCGAGTCGCCGTACTGGGAGCAGCAGTCCAAGAGCTGGATCTACGGCGTGACGTTCGAGCGCGTCCCGGTGCTGTCGGGCATCGCCTCCGGCTTCCTGATCAAGGGTGTGCGCTGATCATGGCCCGCCTGATCGCCCATTACCCCATCAAGCACGACGGCGGCACGGCTCAGCCCGGCGACGCCTTCGAGGGGGACGAATCGCTGATCGAGCAGGGTCTGGCCGAAGCTGATCCGAGCACGCCGCCGGTCGAACTCGTGCCACCGCAGCAGCCGACCCGGGCCGTGCGCCGGGCCGCCGCCGATCCATCGGCCGACCCGGTGGCCGCTGGGGCCTGAGATGCAGCCGATCGTCTGGCGTCCACCCACCCGGCTGCTGATGGCCGATGCCGACCCGGTGCAACCGGGAGGTGATCGTGCGGGCTGGATCTCCGGATCACTGCGCGGGGCGATCGGTGGCGCACGGTCCGGCAGTGGGCTTGTCGCGGGCGCGGTGACGATTGCCGGCGGCGCCATCACGGCGGTCGCTGCGCCGACCAACGGAGGCAGCGGATACCCGGCCTCGACGCGGTTCGAGGTCGAGGTGGTCGGCGATGGTGCTGGTGCGCGTGTCCAGGCCAACACCAATGCATCGGGGGCGGTGGTGTCATTCACGGTCCTGAGCGCAGGGGCGGGCTACTCGACGGCATCCGTGCGCGCTCGTGCAGCCGCGGTGGTTGACGTTCTGTTCGACGGTGGCCCGACGTGGCACCAGTACCCGATCGCCATTGCGACTGTGTCCGACATGTCTGCCGGCAGTGTCGGACTGATGGAGATCTCGGCATCCAGCAGCCATGCCGACGGGTTTTTTCCATGTGGTCAGCTCGATGGCAAGTTCGAGTCCTACTTCATCGGACAGGAGAACGCTGGCTATCCGTCACGAGGTGCGAGGCTGCAGGCCCGATTCATGCGGATTCGATGCCATGTCGCCATGTCGATCGGCCCGTCGGCACGCGTCGGACTGGCCCTGCAGGTGGCATGAATGAGCCTGTACGCCACCCTCTCCGACCTCCTCGCCCGCTACGGCGAAGACGAGCTCGCCCAGCGCTCCGACCGCACTGCCGGCCAGGTGATCGACTCGGCCGTGATCGACCAGGCGCTGGCGGATGCTGCCGCCGAGATCGACAGCTCGATCGCCGGGCGCTACGCGCTGCCGGTGGCCAGCGTGCCGCCGCTGCTGGTGCGTCTGGCCTGTGCCATCGCCCGCTACCACCTGCACGACGAGGCCGCCACCCAGCGCATCCGCGACGACTACGAGGATGCGCTGAAGGTTCTGGCCGAGATCCGCTCTGGCGCGCGGCTGCTGCCGCTGGCTGCCGCGGCGGGTGGGGGTGTCGCTCAGGAGGCCGGCGCTGCCGGTGATGGCGTGCGGGTGCGCGCGCCGCAGCGCATCTTCACCGACGAACTGCTGGCCCGGTTCGGGAGGTTCTGACCCATGAATCTGACCCCCATCATCAACCGCCTGCGCGACCAGTGCCCGGCCGGCACCTTCCGCCAGATCGGCGGCGCGGCCGAGCTGGACGCCGCGATCAGCTCGGCACCGGTCACGCCGTCGGCGTTCGTCATGCCGCTGGCCGATCGCCCGGACGATCCGCACCTGGCGAGCTATCACCTGCAGCACGTCATGCGGCACTTCAGCGTCGTGTTCTGCATCGCCAACCGCGCGGATGCGACCGGCGAGGCCGCCGCGTCCGACCTGGCATCCCGGCGCCACGCCGTGCGCCTGGCACTGCGCGACTGGGCGCCAGACGACACGACTGGCGACCCCATCGTGTTCAGCGGCGGCCGCGTGCTGCGCTTCGCGGATGGCCGGCTCTGGTGGGCCGACGAGTACCGCTTCATGACCTCCACCGACTCCGACGAATGAGGAACCCCATGTCCCAGCCGACCCGCATCGAACCCCTGCGCCTGCCCGACGGCAAGGTGATCCCTCCCTCGCCCCCGTGTGGCGGATCGTGGTCCCTGACCGCCGATGGCGCACTGCAGCCGCGCGATGAAGCCACGGCTCGCGCCGCCGGCCTGGGCTGGCCGCCCGCTGTGCCGGTGGCCGCACCGCCGGCTGTCGCCCCTGCGACCACGCCGGTCGCTGCCCCTCCTGCGGCCATGCCGGCCGCTCTCGCCACGAAGTAACGCCAGGAGATCACCATGGCAGGAAGCAAGAAGAAGTCGGGCCTGCTGCTCGACCTGGAAGCCGCCAACGGCACGGCCGTCACGCCGACCGCAGCCGCCAATGCGGTGGCCATCCGGGCCAAGGGGCTGAAGATCAAGTCCAGCGTCGGCACCGCTGCGCGTGACGTGATCACGGGCGTGATGGGCAATGACGACAAGCTGCCGTTCAACCACACGGCCGACCTGTCGTTCGGGGTCGAGCTGGCGGGCTCCGGCACGGCAGGCACGGCGCCGGCCTGGGGCAAGATCATGCAGATGGGCGGCTTCGCGGAGACCGTGGTGGCGGCCGCCACGGGCGTGACGGCCCGCGTCGAATACGCGCCCATCCAGACCGGGTTCAAGTCGGCCACCGTGTTCGCCGAGCAGAACGACCGGCTCGAACGCTACTACTACCTGATGGCGGCCCTGAAGATGGGCTTCGTCGTCGGCGAGATCGCGTCTCTGGACGTGGCGGCCAAGGGCCTGGTCACGAGCGTGGCCGCGGGCAGCCTGGGCACCAAGACGTTCACGCCGTGGCGGCGCGGCCTGGCGGTTGGCGCCATCAACACGTCCAAGATGTCGCTGGGTTCGGTGGGCTACGCCAACGGTGCCTTGAGCGGTGGCACGGCGTACGACTTCAAGTCCTACAACCTGGACTGTGGTCAGGACGTCCAGATCCTGGAGCTCGCCTCTCGCCAGACGGTCAGCATCTACGACTTCAAGCCCAAGGTCGAGCTGGTGGTCGACCTCACGCCGGTGCAGCACGCCCAGTTCGTGGCTGACATGAAGAACGGCCAGACGCTGGGCCTGGGCTTCACCCATGGCTCGGCCGCGGGCGCGCGCGTGCTGATGCACCACCCGCGCTGCGTCATCGCCGACATCGAAGACCAGGAAGACGGCCCGATGATCATCTCGAAGCTGATCCTGGAGCCGCGCGACAGCGTCGATGGTGCCGGTGACTGGCTGCGCCTGGTCAACCTCTGACAGCACGCTGATCTCGGCGTTCTGTCCCTTTCTGGTCTTTTCATTCCCTACCCACGGAGTCTCACGTGACCCAGCGCACCTTCAAGTCCTACGATCTGCAGCCGACCGTCTTCACCGGTCAATCCGTCTTTTCCATCGCCGAGCTGCTCGACCAGCGCGCCCGCCAGCTCGTCGCCAACGAGCAGACCCGCGCCGAGAACGCCGAGCGCGACATCATCGCCCGCTTCGATGCCGAGGTCTCTGCGGTCAACGCCGAGATCGCCCGGGTCAAGCTGCTGGCCGAATCCCTGGGTGATGCTGAACTGGCACAGCTGGAGGACTCGCTCCTGAAGGTGCTGACGCAGCCGGCCTTCCAGGAGCTGCTGTCGGGCGGCTCGCTCGATGGCTTCAAGCTCAACAGCATCGTCAAGGCGATCAAGGATCAGCCCGATGTGGCGCACATCGAGCGCATGAGCCCGATCAACGGCGTGGCTTCGGTCATCCGCATGGGCTTCACCGATGGTCGCTCGTCGGTGCTGTCCGCCGACATCGTCAACCTGCCTGCCGACGAGGCTGCGGGCACCCCGGAGCGCCTGCGCTTCGACTACAAGACCAACGACTTCCTGGGCCTGCCTGCCGTCCAGAAGGTGCTGTTCAACGTCTACCGCTTCCCCGGCAGCGACAAGCCGTGGCTGGAAGAGGTGCGCCGCGACCTGATCCTGTTCGATCTGACCGACAAGTTCCTGCTGGCAGGCACGGCACCGACGCTGCTCACGCCTGACCTGAACCTGGATGGTCGCATCGGCTCTGCACCGGCGGTCGATCCGGTCGCCGCCGCTCGTGCGGCGCTGGACGCGGCGCTGGCCGAGAAGATCGCGGCCACCCAGGCTCGCGAAGCGGCGCAGTCTGCCAAGGTGGCCGCGCAGGCCGAGGCCACTCGCCTGCAGACCCTTCACGCCGATCTGGTGACCACCAACGAGCAGGCCATCGCCGACGCCGGTGCGCTGGTCGACAGCCTCACCCTGGACCGCAACGCGGATCGGACTGCCGTGACGGCGGCCGAGCAGGCGCTGACCGATGCCGAGGCGGGGGGTGACCCGGCTGCGATCGACGCCGCTGCCGCCGATCTCGCGACCAAGCGCGCCCAGCTGACCCAGGCCGAGCAGACGCTGGTCTCCGCCGTGACGGCGCTGGCCGCGCTGCAGACGCCCGTCAGCCAGGCGCGTGTGGCGGCCGAAAACGCGGCGGCCGAAGTCACGGTGCGCCAGGCGGCGCTCGACGCCGCCCTGGCGGTCGAGGCCCAGAAGACGGCGGCCGCGGCCCTGGCACAGCAGGTCTATGACGATGCGGTGGCGGCGGTGACTCCGGCGCCGGCTCCGGCTCCGGCTCCGTCGGTCTGACCGATGGCATGACGCCGGCGCTGTGCCGGCAGGGCAGCCCCGGGCCCGGCCCGGGCTGCCTTTCATTCACATTCCTGTGCTCTGACTTGCCATGACGCTCAAGCTCGTGACCCCCGATGCCGTTGTCGGCGACGTCTCCTTCACCGTGCCTGGCAGCGACCAGCTCGGCAGCCTGAAGATCACCTTCACCTACCAGACCGCGCGCCAGCACGATGCCTGGCGCGATCAGGCCATCGCGGACGCCAGCAGCGGCAAACGCACCATGACCCAGATCCTGGCGCCGGTCGTCAAGGCCTGGGACGGTCTGCTGGACGATCAGGGCAAGCCGGTGTCCTTCAGCACCGAGGCCCTGGATGATCTGATCGACCGCTTTCCTGCGGCCGCCACCGAGCTCTTCCGTGGCTATACCCGGGTGCTGACGGAGAGCCGCGTAAAAAACTGAGGGCAGTCGCTCGCAACCGGCTGGATCCGCCCGAGCAGGTCGAGGCCGACTACCAGCGCTCCCTGGATGTTCTGGGCATCTGCTGGGACGACGAGGACGACGAGGGTCAGGCCGAGGACGAGATGCCCGACGACGACGGCACGCAGGTCTGGCTCGAGAACGAGCCTGCGGTGCGCCTGTTCATCGCCTGCATCACCCAGTGGCGCATGGGTCCGGCCGGACCGATCGGCCTGGACTACGCCGTGGTGCCGCTGGTGGCCCGCGAGGTCGCGGGCATCCGGCCTCGCGCGCTGCGTGGCCTGTGGTGGCAGCTCCAGGTGATGGAGGGTGCCGCGCTGCAGTGGTTCGTCGAGCAGCGCGAGAGCGACGACTGATTCCGACGGGCCGGAAAGGCCCGCGACGACCCTGAAGACACCACCCACGCACGAGACACGACATGGTCCGCGATCTGCGATTCCGGCTGCTCATCGACAACAGCCAGTTCCTGGCGGCCGCCGCCCAGGCCGGGCAAGGCATCGCGGGCATGGGCCGGCAGATCGTCGATGGCGGCCGCGGTGCCTCAGGGGCACTCGACGGCATCACCGATGCCGCCCGGCGCCTCGGGCCTGGGGTTCAGCAAGGCACCGCGGCCGCAACCCAGGGCCTGCGCCAGACGGCTGGCACGGCGGCCACCGCCGC